TATTACGGAGGCTTACGTGAACGTAGCACCAGCACCACAATTCCCAGAGCGCTCACCGAACGTTTTTGAGCGTTCAATGGCGCCAAGTATCCCAGGCAACCGTGGACCACTTCGCTTTGAAGAAGGCGTAGCAACTGACACAGATGTACCTAACGACTTTGCTCGTGGTGCATATGCTGACCCATCGTCGGCTCCTGGTCGTCAGAACCACAACAACCCAGAGATGTTCTACAAGTACCCTGAAGAGACAATGCGTGAGCGTGCTCACGTAGGTTCGGCTTCATGGATTGAAGCACCTGCGGTTCTTTCAGAATTCGTTCAAGGTTCAATGTCAGGCGACGGCATGCCAGCATTTGAGTACGAGCAAAACAGCGGCGGTAAAATGAACCGCATGAATCCAACAGTCGTTAACGACTAGTTATGGAAGGCGGCGCCGATGCAGGCGCCAGCACAACTGACAGCGCTGTTGAAAGTGGGGGGAGTCCAACGACTCCCCCTACTAATACCCAGTCTGGGATAGCGATTGGTCAAGTTTATGCTGGGGCAGGATTCTTTACGGGGGTAGTAAGGTCCCGTAAACAACAATTCCACGACACCCATCAACAGTACCGACGCCCTGATTACGGTACAAGCGACCGCAATCCACTAATTGGAAAAACCCCAGGACCTAGGGGTGGTATTGACATGAAGCGCAACATGTCAGGACTTGGTGTTGGTTATCAAGATGCGCTTGATCTGTTTAAGCCTATGCGATCTGGTTTAAATAAAACTTCTACAGGTGTTCGTATGAACCACCGCCCACAAGACCCAATGCGACGACGTGCACAAGGTACCCGTGCGTACGCAGAGGCTAATCCTGAAAACAAAGATGGCATCTGATGGCGGCTAAGAAAAAGGCTAAAGCCAAGAAGGCAGGTCCAGACCTTTCTAACCGAGTACTTGAATTTGGTGACCTTCCTAAGAAAGAACAATCAGACGCTGTAGGAATGGTTAGCCGTGTGTCTGAGACGATGCCACAACAAATGGCAACACTTGCAGAACGTGGTTTGAAGTCACCTAGACCAGGAATGCAATCAAAAGGAAAGCGTTATGCCGCCGCTGCTCCTCAAATGGTTTCTAAACCATTATCTATGGATGACATGGTTAGCGCTCGCAAACAAGCATTTCATTCTGCTACAACAGGTGACGTTCGGTTGCCAGAAGAAAGTATTGCTGGTCAAGAATTCTATTTTAAACACCGCAAAGAACTTGACGAAACCACTGGTGGTGGGAACATTCCTATTGAGCGAGTTGTTAATGCAACTAGCCGTTTAAGTATTCAAACAAAACCTGAGAGTGAAAAGGCGGCTTTGTCTGCTCTAAGTAGCGCCCATACTGGTGGTTCAGTTCATTTTAAACCTGAGATGGTTGAAGCGTTAGGTTCTCAGAAAGTAACAGTGCCTACTGAACTTCACGGTAAAGAAGTTGCTTTTAAAGATCTTCCAGGTCATGTAGTGCAAGGTATCACCGAGCCATCAATCCGTGGAACCGTAGAGAAACACTCTAAAGGTGTAGACGTTGCAAATATGGCAAAAACGTCTATGCGCTCAAACCTTCAGTATGCCCATGAAGCCCTTCAAGGTACCCGTGCTGTATCCCCAACAGACAACCCAAAGTTGTTCTCATACGGTAAGGGTCATGAACTTGCTGTTCCAAATAGCCCAGAACACCGTGAGTACCAGTTACGTGCTGGGCATGTTGGACGGGTAAAGCGTGGTCAAGAAGCCGCTGGTCAAGGAATGTTTGATTTTGAAGGATTGCGCTCCAGTAATGAAGGTGTCTTGTCTAACCAACTTCAGACCCCTAATGACTCTTGGATGCTTGCTAACGAGCGTCAGCAACCACAGGAAGTGCGCAAAGTAGCAGGAGATGTCAGCCTCTCTACAAAGCAACTGAAGACCAAGCGTGGTCGTCAAATGGCTGTTGGAGTTGGTAATAAAGACATCACCCCTGCAGGTATCCAACACGCAGTTGGTGCTGAGGCTACTTCCCGTGCCGCTCGTGAGGTACAAAGTGATCTTGGTCTTGACTTTACAGTTCCTGCAATGATGCTTCAAGAAGGTGTATGGGCGGCAGAGCGTCGTCAAGCAAACGCAGATGCCCCTTTTAATGCTCGTCAAAGAGATGCACAGCCTAAAAAGGAAAAGCGCCAAGCCGCACCTAAAGCATCCAAATCACTTCCTGGTATCAACTGGGACCAGTTCAAGAGTTAACGGAGACTGCTATGACCGATGCATGGGCGCTTATTATCGCTACTCTCATAACTACTCTTGCTGGTGCTATCGGCGCAGGGATTAAGCAACTAAAAGAACTCCGTAAAGAGAACCGCAATGACCACGGAATGGTCATGCTTCATTTAAAAACTGTAAGGCGTAGTGTTGAGAACGTGGGCGACAAAGTCCAGTCCGTATCCGAGCGCCATGACAACCACATTGATTGGCACCTAGACGCTAAGAAGTGATACATGACACACCCATGAATTGGGTGCTAGGATATTCCTGACCGTAATTCTGAATTGGAAAAGGTTAGGTATTTGTGAAACAACAAGAGCAGAAAATAACACTGCTGGACGCCCTGCTTTCTCCCCGAACTAATCTTTCGGCAGACGCATGCAAGTTCACCAGAACAGTAGACAAAATGTCTGCTGATGAACAAGAAGCAATAAACCGTGCAATTGAACTCATTCGTGAGGACAACGGTTTAGGTAAAAGCAAATCATACAGCGCATCATGGCTTACTAAAGTTATGCGTCAACATGGTTACAACGTGAGTATAAGTACGATCCAGCGACACGTCAACAAAGAGTGTTGCTGTTACCAAGGAGATGCACAATGAGTGAACTAGCAAAAGCGTTAACAACCGCACCACAAGACAAGAGTAAGTTGCTTGGCAAGTTAGTTGAAATGCTTGAAAGCAAGAACATTGACATCAATGAAATTGGTGACATCAAGCGTGTCAAGTTGTACCAAGCAATGTCAAAAGACTCTGATGGCGAAGCCCATATTCATGACCTCGCCGCAATTCAGTTTTCTCCTAAGTGGGAAACTGGTCCTGAGTGGCCTGTTGTTACACAAGGTCCTGCAATTAAAATGCCAGTACCTAAAGCAAAGGTAAAGAAAGCATCAACATTCAAAACATGTGTTGTTGTTCCTGACATTCAAATCGGTTATTACCGTGGGCGTGATGGAACACTAGAGCCAACTCATGATGAGAAAGCACTTAGTGTTGCACTCAAGATCATTGAAGAAGTAAATCCTGATGCTGTTATTTGTGTTGGTGACAACTTGGACTTCCCTGAGATGGGTAAGTACTTGACATACCCTGCGTATGCACAAACTACGCAAGCATCAATTGATCGTGCAACAGTGTTCTGTGCACAGGTGCGTTCTGCGGCTCCTGATGCAGAAATCGTTTGGCTTGCTGGTAACCACGAAGAGCGTATGCCTAAGTACCTCTTGGTGAATGCATCAGCCGCTTATGGTTTGCGCAAGGGAAACACCCCAGAATCATGGCCTGTTTTGAGTGTTCCATACCTTTGTCGTATGGACGATTTCAATGTTATTTACAAGCCAGGATACCCAGCATCTGATTACTGGGTCAATGAGAAACTCCGAATTATCCACGGCGATCGTGTGAAGTCGTCAGGTTCAACTGCGCACATCTATCTCAACCAAGAGAAGACAAGTGTTATCTATGGACATATCCATCGCATTGAAACGGCGTTTAAAACACGTGAAGACTTTGATGGTCCGAGAACCATTATGGCTGCTTCTCCTGGTTGCCTTGCCCGTATTGACGGAGCGATTCCGTCCACACGTGGAGGCGTAGATCTTGACGGACGCCCGTTGACTCGCCATGAAAATTGGCAACAAGGACTCGGCATCGTTCGTTACGAAGATGACAACCAACACCGTTTCTCTTACGACGTCATTCCTATCTACAACGGATGGGGAATGTACCAAGGTAAAGAATACCAAGCAGACTAATGACAACAATCGTTGGCATTCAAGGTGACGGCTTTGCCGTGGTATGTGTTGACTCACGTATCTCAACTATGTTTGCTGACGGTCTTGCTCAAACTGGAACACTTCGTGAAGGTTCAAGCAAGGTGTCTACTAATGGTAAGTACTTGCTAGGAGCGGCTGGAGATGTGCGTGCAATCAATATCTTGCACCATGTCTTTCAGCCCCCAGCAGTCCCTCCAAATCTAAAAGGAAAAAGACTTGATCAGTTCTTTACTGCCAAGTTCATTCCTTCATTGCGTGAGTGCTTTGATGCACAGGGTTACTCAATCCCAGACCTCAATGAAAACAAACAGCACATTGCAGAACAAGGATCCAGCATCATTGTGGTAGTCAATGGCGTTATCTACATGGTTGACGGTGATTACGCATGGTGCTCAGAATCCAGTGGTATCTACGCCATAGGGTCTGGGGCGCATTACGCCCTAGGTGCCCTACAGGTCATGATGAACAAAAAGAAGTGGACAGCCCAGCAGGCTAAAACGAGTGCCCTTAAGGCTCTTAATATTGCGGCTCGGTTTGACCCGTATACAGGTCCCCCATACCAAACATATGTTCAAGGGCAAGAAAGCACCAGAACCCGTAAAACGGTATAATCAATCTAAACCTATTCAAGGAGTGTTATGAACACAGAACAACTAAAAGGCATGCTCGCATCGTACGGACGTTCAGTACTCGGTGCTGGTCTTGCTCTCTACATGTCAGGTGTAACTGACCCGCAGACGCTTGCTTACTCACTATTGGCGGCTCTTGCTCCAGTAGCCTTGCGAGCAATCAACCCTAACGATGGTGCTTTTGGTCGCCTCCCAGCCGCTAAAGAAGTAGCCGCCGCTATGACAAACGTACCTGTCAAGAAGGCTCCTGCTAAGAAAGCCGCCGCTAAAAAGTAATGGCAAAAATGCGTAAAAAGCAGGTTGGGGAACTTACCTCATCTGTAAACGCAGAGATCGCCCAAGAAGGTTCTTCTGGTTGGTCTGTCCGTGCTTATGGTCCAAACGCTGGCTCTAAGGCTAAAGACTCCTACATGGTGGCTTTGCCTAAAGAGCGGGTAGAAGAAACCATTAAAGCCCCTGTTCAGTCCCGTGCCATTAGTCGTTACCAAAGGAAGTTTAAAGGACTTCTTACGGGTAGCGACGTGTACCACGGTGGTTGGGTACCTTCTAAAGGAGAGGGCACTCAGGACGTTTCAGAGGCGCTTCCACGCACAGATGAAGGATTTATGACTGCCTATACAAAAGGCGCTCGTAATCGTCAGCAAGCAATTGGTGAAGTCAATGAGACAGGTGGGTACGCTGGAAGCATTGATATTCCAGAACACCTACATTCAGGGCAAGACTGGTCAATTGGAACTGCAAAAGATCCAATGAAACCAGCGGTTTCTCAGTCAGGAAAGACCGTGAAGATCACACCTAGCCGAGAAGAAATGGCTGGCGTTTACGCTTCTGAAGAACTTCTGAACCGTAAGAAGAAGTAAGTCATCCACGAATTGTGCTTGTCACAAAAGTGAAATCTTCCTTTTCCGATACCCCAACGGCGTTCTCCACCGCACAAGTCACATACTGCTGGTTGAACTGAATCTAGTTTGAGTTTCCAAGTGTCTACTTTCATGGCACCCACGATACCTCCTCCCACACCGACTCACAACACGCTATTGTTATCTCAGGCTACAATTTATACACCTACAAATTTGAATAGGGGCACATGTCCTAATGGCAGTTGATTTTTGGTCGCCATCATATAGAGCATCTTCAAGCGACCTAACGGTTGCTATCT